TAAATATTTAAAATGAAACATAATATTCTTTATTAAACTATGGTCGGGGAGACATATTAAATTGGTGGACTTAAATTTATCAACAGCACACAAATCGAACTTTCGACTTGTCTTTCCTTTCTTACCATTCTTTTCTGGAAATGAAAAAGGAGATTCCGTACTATTATATTTAAAATCTTTGTCTTTACCGGAACTTAGTACACCTCCTGTAGACGTTAAAACACAATATGGTATAACCGTTCAGGAACCCGGTAATGAATTGAATTATGGTAATTTAAATGTTACATTTACGTTAACAGAAAGGTTCGAAAATTATAAAATGCTCTATACGTGGATGATGAAAACAAAGTCGCCTGAAACATTTGAAATAGCCACCAATACTAAAGTAGATGCCTTTTTGCATATCTTGACCAATAATAAAAATCCTAAGGTTAAAATTAAGTTTATTAATATATTTCCTATTGGACTGTCAGAAGTATCCTTAGATTATACTGAGGAAAGTTCTGCAGATTTAGATATCAGTGCAACCTTTGCTTTTAACTACTTCATTATTGAGGATTAGAATATGAAAAAGCAATATACAGTCTATCAAATAACCAACAATACCAATAAGATGTTTTACGTTGGTTATCATGCAACAACCAACCTTAATGATGATTACATGGGTTCTGGTACTAAATTAGACACAGCTATTGTTAATGAAGGCATAAATAATTTTGATAAAGTAATACATATGATTTTCCCTACAAAGAAAGAGGCACTGGAAGCAGAAAGATATGTAGTTAATGAAGCATTTGTAGCAAGGAAGGATACATATAACATGGCATTGGGTGGAGGTGGCGGTAATAAAGGAAATCAAAATAGGAAACATTCTGAGGAAGCTAAGAAACGTATGAGTGAAGCAAATAAAGGTAAGGTTCGTACAGAAAAATTCAAAAGAAATTTGGCGATAAAAATGAGTGGGGAGATGAATCCGGCTTATGGTAAATGTTGGGTTCATAATAAAATGAACCAAAAAAATAAATTAATATCTTTAGAAAAAATACAATTTTATTTAGACCATGGTTGGAAGAAAGGAATGTCCGATTTATCGAAGAAGAAAAAAAGTGTGGCAACAATAGGTAAAAATTTAGGAAAAAGACGTACAACAACACAGAAAATTAAAATGAGTAAGATAAAGAAAGGCCAGAATAAGGGAAAGTGTTGGGTTCATAATTTAAAATTAAATAAAAATAAAATGATTAACCCAGAAGAATTACAAGTATGGGTTAATAACGGTTGGGTAAAGGGAAGGAAACCTCTAACAGAAGAACATAAGAAGAAGATTGCCAAAGCAAATAAAGGTCATATTGTTACAAAAGAAACTAGAGAGAAAATTAGTAAAACATTATTACATCATAACAAGGAAGTATAGGAAAAATTAATGGCAGAAAGAGAACATATTTACTCAGACTTAGATTTTAGATTAAAGAAGATTAGTAACACTGGTGATGTTGCTAAAGTATATGATGAAAATTCTATCAACCAATCTTTATATTCATTATTTAATACATTAACAGGTGAGAGATTTTATAGAAGGGAATATGGTACAAGAATAAATTCTTTGTTGTTTGAACCAATGGACCGATTAACTGCCAATGAATTATTAACAGAGATTGGTTTCGTTATAGAAAAAGAAGAAGGTGAAAGAATTAAACTAACAGAATTAAACATAGATATCAATTATGAACAATTACAGTATAAAATTGTTATTGCATATAATATTTTAAATATTAGAAAAACAGGAGAGTTTGTATTAATTTTAAAGAAGGTATAAGATATGACAAATAATATAAGATACACATCGTTTGACTTTGAAACAATCAGAGCTGAACTTATTGATAAATTATCACAAACAGAAGTTTTTAAAGATTATGATTTTAGTGGGAGTAATATAAATCAACTATTAGAATTATTCTCTGCCATAGGTGATTTGTTTAATTTCTATATCAATATGTCTGCTAATGAATCATATATACAAACAGCACAATTATATGAGAATGTCAATAAACTAGCATACCTTATAGGATATAATCCTCGCGGGTATACTTCAAGTGAAACAGTTCTTAATCTTGAAACAAAACCAGATGACTATCCTTTATTTACACCCATAGACAAAGATGGATATAAAATTAATATTCCTAGGTTCAGTAGGTTTACTACTAATGTTCAATCACCAGATGGTGAGGATATTTATTTCACTAATATCAACAATATAACATTTGTTATTGATACAGCAACAGCATCACCATCAGGTAGTGTGAACTTTGATGTTCCCTTGATACAAGGTAATCCTATTGATATAGGAAATGAACTCATATACAGTTCTGAGGGTGGGAAAAATCAAAGATATATTATTGAAGATAATCAAGCTGTAGAAAAATATATGATAGTTACTGTTGATGGTGTAGAATGGAAAAGAGTAGATAATATGTTTAGAAATATAGACGCAAGTTCTAAAGTATTTACTACAAGATATAATAAAGATGAGAAGGTTGAGGTTAAATTTGGAGATGGTATATTTGGTTTAACTCCTACTCTGGGTGCAGAAATAAAAATAAGATATATTATTTCATTAGGTATAGACGGTAATGTAGGACCAAATTCAATCACTAGTATATCTTCAACCATTACAGAAACAGATACTGGTGGGATTAGTGTATCATTAGACCCTTCGGTGTTTCAATTCAATCAACCAGATACAACTGAGGGTGGACAAGATCCAGAAACAAAAGAAGAAATTGTAGAAAATGCTCCTGCAAGTTTTAGAACACAAAATAGGGCAGTTACAACACAAGATTATGTTGACCTTATTACGTCAGAATTCTCAGAATTTATTCTGCACGTTAAAGCATTTAAATATGAGGACTTTTTTAGTAATAACCTAAAAATAAGTGAACGTTTAAATGATACAGAAATTCTAACACTTGAAACTACACTTGAAAGTTTAGGTTTTAGTGATATAGAAATAGAAAATATAATTTATTCACCACCACAACTTACACAATCAATATATTATAATAATATATACGTAGTTGCCGTTCCCAGATTTGGTAAAACATTATCAGATACATTGAAAACACAAATGGATAACTTCCTAGAAGATTATAAAATGGCTACCCTTAATCATGTTTATTATGATGCTACGTATGTAGATATAAATACTAGAGTTACATACACACAAGATACTTCAAGTGGGAAAACAATAACAGAAATAGAAATGGATATCAAGAATGTTATTGTGAGTTACTTTAATAAATTAAACAGAGACATTGGTGAGAACCTATTACATTCCGATTTAGTTAACTCATTGCAGGAACTTGATGGAATCAAGTCCGTTATCTTTGAGATATGGAGAGATGATTCAAACCCTGGTGTTGAAACTAATGCAAATATACAATTGGGTACAATAGAATTTCCACAACTAAAAACAAATACGATATTATTAGATGCCTAAAAATATACAAGATAAAGTTATTACAAATGTAAGTGTAACAGATGAAAAACTATTTTCATTTGATAGATTCCATCTTGACCACCTTCCTAGTTTCTGGGCAAATAAACTAGTCGGTGACGATGATGGAAGAATTACTACATTGTTTACATCATTAGAAGATGTATTAAATTACTTCTATACTAAAGTTAAAGATATATTTAATATTATAGATGTAGATGAGGCTCCCGCACAATTTGTTTATAACCTAGGATTGTTACTTGGGTTAGATGACCTTGAGGATTTAACATATAGTAGTAATTGGGATTTAATTGACAGACAACGTCAGTATGTTGCTGAAACATTAAACAGACTTTTATTAAAAGGGACACCGGAAAGTATTATTCAATTCTTTTATAAGATACAGTATCTTGTTTCAATTAAAGAATTGTGGACATACAACCTCAAAGAATTTTTTGAGATTGATAACTTCTTAAAGAATTTTGTACCAGCTCTTTTATATGATGCTAAGTATCGTAACATAACAGACGAGGTTAAGTACTCCGGTTATATATCAAAAAATGAAGATATCATTACTGATATTGAATCATTCTTAATCTTAGAAGATGTAAACACAATTTTAAAGTATGAAGTTAATCAATACGGATTTGAATATCTATTGGCTGATTCTGGTATGTACTATAAAACAGGAACAGCATGGTTAAAATATACTGAGGCAACAGTAACAGACTTTCTATTATATCAAGATAAAGTTATTTTTGTGTGCGTGGATGATACATTAAGATTCTATATATATAACGACTTAACTACTCTAGAACATTCCCTCGATAATATTAAATGGGCTGATTTCATTACAATTAGTGATCGAGTATATTTAATACTTGATAATACAAATATATTAATGTTTGTTGATTTAAATAATTATAGTATTTTAAACACAGTTGATAAAATAAATACTAATATAACAACAAAGATATTACTTAAAGAAGGTTCTGATTGGGTTGTGTTCAATGAAGATGATTTTGAATATTACTTCTTGAGTACACCTTCTGTTGATTCTATTTCATTACCAGTAGGTACTACTGAAGATTATAGTTCATTCCTTCTAGGCCCTGACGTATTCATTTATAGAACTACTGATAATAATATTCTTATATTTGATACGGATACAGATTTGGTAGCAGAATTATTTTATAACGGTAAAATTCCTATGTCAGATGACCCAGAAGATGTGATTGATTTTTACTTTGATGGTGACCAATATTTTAATGGTACAAGTTCAAAACGTGCATACTTAAATAAAATATCAATATCATTTGAAGACTATACCCCTAAGTATGGTTATTTTAAAATAAGAGTTGATTCTGATACTATTAATGACATACACCAGGTTGATGATGATAATATCTTCTTCTTCCTAGATAGAAAGAAAATAATTGTTTACTACAGTGACACTAACAATAAGTTAATAGACATTAAGTTCGATGACTGGCTTTCATTCGACTATTCCAAATTTTTGAAAGGTTCCGGACCACTATACTTAAACAAGAAAGATGACTCAACATTAAAAGATATGCCAGAAAAATTCTACGGATTTAATTTATACAGCTCTGGTCTATTCAAAACACATTACTTTGACATTAATATCAAAGTAAATACTATTTCTGATTTAACAAAATTGAAAGACTTTAGCACTCTTGTAGAATCTGTTAAACCTGCTCACACTGCATTACGTAGACCAGAAGTTACAAATTTGAATTTTGCAGATAATTTAT